CTTGTGAGAGATAGAGTAGATAAAGCACAAGTAACCCATAATTTACCAGCTACTTTGCTTCACCATTTGGACTACCAAACAAATCCGCCACCAAGAGAAGCGGAACCCTATTACACATTACCGATGCCTAAGGTAGGGGCATTATTAGAAGAGAGACGGATAGGGATAGAAACACCACATATTAGAAGAGTCAATGAAATCTTACAAAAACATCGTGAATCCAGAAACGATATACCACCATTGGCGATCCCAGAATTGAAACGTATGGGAATACCGCCACCAGTGAAGAAGATTATTGAGAAAGCAGTTACTGTAGATAAAGTGAGTGAATTTAGGAGGAGAATTGTAAATGAGAATTACCCGTCAGAGCTAGATATAATGGATTTGCTAGCTAGTGTAGAAACAGAACAGTATAAGTCTTTAGTAGAGTATGCAGATAGTTTAAAAGTTCCAAGTGAAGCATCAATTGCGCCGCCCCAGGCGTATGATTCTTCAGCATTGATGAAAGTAAATGAAATGCATAGTTTGCCAGGACGTTTACAGTTTGCAACATCAGGGAAGATAGGCCCACCACATATGCCATTGCAAATGGTAATAGGAGAGATAGGAGGAATATTTATAATTTCAGTAGACACGACAGTTCAAAGATGTCATGGAAACATAGCGAAATTAGTACTGAGATTGTTCGGAATGGAAGCGCAAGCTTCCAAGGATGGACCGAGCAGAAACCGCCGAGTAGTAGATCGAAAGATCGACCAACACAAGAAAATGCGAAAATTTTCATATGCGTTCGAAGAGAACCGCACCAAAGTTAGTAGAGAAAGGCCAGGACCTTTGGCCCCACATGTACAACGTACCTTAGATTTGTCAGTGATGGCTTTCCAGAGTGATTTGGAACGACATGGTTACAGTTCTACAAACATGTCGAAATTGCCGAAACAATTGTTCACGATTGTTTTGCAGCATTATATACAAGGATACGGAATACATAACTTCTACAAGCTAAAACGAATGAATGAGGCGAATATTAAGTTATTCGGAGCCCCTTTGTCGAAGTTGCAGCCCCCAGCGCAACACCCAGAACCAGATACGATGGGTCGACGAATAATAGTTAAAGCTTGGAAAGAATTAGTATCGAAGGATGGTGTAGGTAGAGATATGGAACTACAAGCAGGGAAAAACCCGAGCGGGGATTTTTTTAGCAACCTTTTTACTGAAAAAAAAGAAGAAACCAAAACTTTTACAGGAGTG